AATAAAAATAAGAGAATGGGCCGGAGATAACACAGAAGACAACATATACAAGCCCTTGCAGGATTTTCAATAAGCCCCATGCGAGATAGTGAGGGGGAAGAGGAATTATTAACATATGAACCAATATGCCAAGGAGAAAATATAGAGAAACACGCATCAAACCCCCTCTACCCTGAAAATTATATACATCCACATCCCGAATATCAATATTTATACGGAAAACAAGCAAAATGTTTAGAAATATATTTCGAATCACCAAAATTTAAAAAATTACATAATAAAATAGTAAGAAAATATGGAGATAAAATGCGAGAAAGTAATAGGCACTGGTTAGACTATGTAAAAGTTAAGGATATACAAGGTTTCGGAGATTGTCCACATAAAATTGGGTATGAAAAAATATTAGCAAAAGATGAATTAGATGAGCACGTAATGATGTATAATGTCTGTCCACACACAATATTTGCAGCAGCTAAACGTCAAATGAAAATAGCACCTAAACCGGATAATAAAATAGCAGATGATTTCGTAAAATATTCCAAAGATATATTAGAAAAATATGTAGGAGAAGAATTAAATCAATTCGGATATGATTATCAACAATGGTACAATCATAACACAGCACCAAAGCAGAAAGATATAGATAGATATTACTTAGCTCAAACAAACCCAGAGTTATTTACAAACAAGGAATTAGAACAACTAGAAACTGATGAATATACAGGAATATGTAAAGTGGAATTACAACCAGAGGATGGAAAACCAAGAATGGTATGCTCTATACCAATAAAAACAAAAATAACTATGGGACCAGTTACTTGGAAGTTAGAAGAAATTATGCAAGAAAAGTTTCCAGGATATTGTGGAGGAAAAAATAACGATCAAATGGCAATAAAATTGAATGAATATATAGATGCAGGTTTTACAAAAATAGTAGAAGGAGATGGTTCAGCATTTGATAACACTCAGGATGTAACATTAAAAGAAATAGATAGATACCTATATAGAAGAGTAGCAGATAAAGTATATCATGTAGACAAACAACAATTTTTACATATAAGTCAACAGTATTATAAAAAGATGTCAGTAAATTACTTAGATAAGAAAAGGCAACATTGCATGTTCAAGTATAAAATATTAGGCTCAGTTTTTTCAGGTGACTGTGATACAACGTTATGTAACACAATGAGAATGTCATTATACAATCTATATGTGAATGAAAAAGAAGGATTGAAATATGGAAAAGATTTTCAACTAATATCCAAAGGAGATGATTTTACAGTTTTATATAAAAATTATATAAGTGACAAGAAAATCAATGAAATTTATTATAAATATTTCTTAAAAGCAGCACCAACAACAACAACACAATATGGTTTAGGGCAAGTATTAAAAATGTTAAATATAGGACCACCAAATACAATTAGTTTTTGCTCATTATTAGCATGGTATAAAGACATAAAATCAAATCATATAATTTTGACACGAGATATACGAAAATTTGATAATCTATCACTATATTCCAGAAAAATTAAAACATTAAAAGGAACAGCAAGACGAGATTATTTATTACAACAAGCTATTGCAACATTAACAGTTTACAGAGGAATAAAAATATTTGATACATTAGCAGATGGATATATATATGCAGCAACACAAGTTAAAACAGGAAATGAAAAGGAATTCATGCATGCCATAGAAACAAATACAGAGTTAGTAAGACAAATGCGTATGAAAATAAAAACATTCAATGTATTAGATTTCGGAGAAGATACTTTAAGGACATTATACAATACTCAACCTAGAAAGGAAACATATAAAATGATAGGCAATTACTGGGACACAATGAAATTATTACAAGAAAATTATACACAAAACCTAACACCACAGCAGTTACAATACATCAATGAACAGACCGAAAAAGTAATGGAAATACATTATTTTAAATCTCGCATGGGGCTCAGTAAATTAACATGTCAACAAAACAAAACAATAAAACTAATAAGAAACTCAATAATATCAAAACTAAAACAAGAAAGCTTGCAAACACTATCAGCAAAATAAAAAGGAAAGTAAATAAAACTATCAAAGCACCAAATAAAAAGTTTATTCCAGCAGCTAATACAAAAAATTTAAATAAAGATTTCAGGATCTTATATCAAGATGGAACTACAGTCAAAGTAACAGGAAGAGATTTAGTATATGCAATCCCTGATAACTTAGCACAACAAACTCAAACAGATATAATAACAGTAATCCCCGCAAACCCATGTTATTGGTTAGGAACACGTATATCTGCACTTGCTCAAGGATACCAAAACTACAGACCATTATCAATGAAATTTTCATACATTCCGCAATGTGCAGTAACACAACAAGGTAACGTTATAGCAGGAACTTTATGGAATCAAGCACCATCAAATGACAATTTACAACAAAGTTTAAGAACATCCAATGGGGGACAATTAAGTCAATGTTATAAATCATTCACCTCAACAGTAAGATTAAAATCAAACTTACAATACAACCTTTACAAAACAGCAGGACAGTTTGACCAAGAATCCAACCCATTTATATTTATGTCTATAGCAGTAGGTTGTAAAAATTCAAGTAACCAAAATATTATACCAGGATATTACTATGTAACATGGGCATTCTTATTAAAAAATCCAATAGGAAATACAAACTTATTTTACAATTCAGGGATAACCACCTATGCCAACGTAGATAAAGACTATGAAAATAAAACAATAGTATTTTTAACTCCAGGAGACGCAGAGATACAAAGAGGAGCCATTTTACAATTAGAAGATGATGATGAAGATGAAATGGTAGCATATTACAATGGCTCAGTATATGATATGGAACAAACAGACATAGTGTGGTTTTTCGGAAATTCTACAATACAACAATCTAACGCATTAGCAAAATCAGTAAAACATATAATTGAATACCAATATGAAACAAGTGAAGCACAATCCCCCTACCTAGATACAACATTAATGATATGGGAACCAAAAAGTGATCCAAATGTTTATAGAATATGGATACCAGCAACTCATGGATTACAAGCTTTGACTATGCAAGTGGAAAATCTTTATGTCAACGGAGAAATAACAAGAACATCACCAATTTACTTTTGGAATACAGAATACTATCAAGTAATACCATATCCTGAAATTTATATGGGAGAATCAAAAGGATTAGCAGATAACCCAGGAACTTACGACAAAGTACAAGTGTATGAAGTATTAAAGGATGAAGTCGAGTTAGTACAATACGATCCAGACAGACAAAAAGCACAATCAAGAAACAGGAAAACACGTAGAAGACAAGCAAAAGCAAAAGTAGTAAAAGATGCTTTGGTAGGTTCAAAACATAAAAATCACCAACAACAAGAGGAATGTATCGCAGATTTTGAAGAAGACAAGAAACTCAAAACAGATGTTAAAGACACTCAACGAAACACCAAACCCAAAGGCGAAACTCAAGAGGGTTCAAACCATTGCATTGTGGTTCGTCCACCCGGCAAGACAAAATCGGACGGTTACCTCAAACAGGAAAGAAAACCTACATCTGCAACAAACATATTCAAGAACAAAGTATTAGAAGATATTCAAGAAGAATAATAAAATCATTGTAATTGGAATTAAA